ATGTACCTTTACCACGTGGCATAGTTATCTCCTTTTCTTTGGTTTTCTTTTTTTAGCTGTTTTAGCAGCTTGTTTAAAGTTTGCTGCAGTTGGTGCACCTTTCGCACCTTTCTTCCTCATCTTTTCACCGCTACCTGCTTTAATTCGTTTACGTTTTGCATGTATATTTGCATACAAACCTTTCTTTTTTTTCTTTGGCATAATGTTCCTACTTCTTCTTTTTGTGTCTATTAGCAAATGCTTTAGCTGCTGCTACAGAACTAAATCCCCATTTTTTTAAAGCTAGTGCTTTCCTTGTAGGTTTGCCTTTTGAGTCTTTCATAGGGCCTTTCATGCCTGCAAACCTTGCAGCAAAACTTACTCTTCTTGGGCTAGTGCCTTTGCTAAGAGGTGCTTTTAAATTACTTCCTTGTTTTTTAGCAGAAGCTCTACCTTTTGCATTTAAACCACCTTTAGGATTTTTACCTGCTTTTCTTTGCCAAGCAGGAGTTTTGTATCTTTTCTTAGCTTTTTTTGTAGGCATTATTTACTCCCAAATACCTTTGAGAAAAAACCTTTCTTCTTTTTCTTACCTTTACCAGACATCTTCTTGCCTTTCTTCTTCTTTTTTCTTTTAACGTCTTCAGTGTTATAAGCCATTACATTGTAAGAAGGATGGGTTGTTTCTTTTATTTTAGTACTATCTATTTCTTCAGATAATGTTAATGATAATAATATTGCTAACATCTACTTACCCTTAAACAAGCCTTCTATGATGTCAGTAACTACATCAACTATTTTTTCAAAAAAAATTTGTTCTTTATCTTCACTAACAAAAGGTATGTCTATTCTTTTGTTTATAGCTGTAGCTATTTGTTCAGCCATTTCATCAGAACCAAGATGACTTACAGCTTCTTCACGCATCTTTTCTGCCTGCTCTTCAGCAAGCTTTACTAACATTGATTTTAAGTCCATTCGATTATCCTCATTATTATGTTTATTATTATCGGCATACTAATCACAGCTACTGTTCCTATTGTTTGCAATTTTGTTATAGCAGTTTCGTGATTGTCTACTTTCCCATTAAGCTTTTCTAAGTGTTTTTCAACTCTTCCAAGCATATGAAATATTGTACGTTGACGTTCATCAAGCTTTACCATCATAGCATACAAATCTTTATTTCTATAATCATCTAGTGCAGGCATTAGTGCTTTCCATTTATTCTTGATAGTGAACCATCAATTCTTGAGACTTGATTATCTAAATCATTTATTTCTTTAGTAAGAGCATCAAATTTTCTATCTAACTTGTCATCAGATTGATTCCATCTATTTATTAATTTGATAACCATTCCTTCCATATTCTCAAGAGTCTCAGATTGACCTTTGTTTTCTACTTTTAAATTTTCCAAAGCTTCTTGTTGTGCTTCACTTTTTTTAGATAAAGACATTACTAGATAGACAAACATTACACCCACAACGCCTATCATCCCTGCTTCGCCATATACTGCCATAAAATCCATATTATTTCCGCTTTTTCTTACCCCAACTTAATGGGTTTAAATTAAGTTCTTTTTCATAAAATTTTACTTTTTCTGCCAACTCTTCTCTCTGAGCCCTTTCTTCCACGATATGTTTATTAAGTAAATCCCCAATTTGTTCATTCGCAATAACAATGTTATCTTCAAGGCTTCTAATCCTTGTTTCAATTTGCCAATATCCATAGACAAGACAGGCAACCAAAACACAAATTTGACCCAACCATTTAAGATTAATACTAACAATGGCATTATCATCAAGAATGGCAGTGCGATAACTTCTAGCTGTATCTGGTTTTCCACTCACTTAACTTCCCAGCCACATACCGACCATCCAGAATCACACCCTGTCAATATAAATATAATTAACAGGAATATTATAAGATGTCGAAATTTCATACTTAACTTTATTTATTATTATCATAATACCATCCACCAAGCAATGCCTGTTTCTACTACTATATCAGCCATTGTGTTATAAGCCCATTTTTCTTTAGTCACATAAGGCTTGTAATTCTCTATATACCATTCAAATATTTCCCAAGCTATACCAACTATAAGCACACCTAAAACGCACCATAAATCAGACCATCCAAGCCATTGAAATATTTTACATAAAAAAGCACCTGCTGCAATATGATAAGAAGTCCAAGCATCTAATTGCCCAGTTCTTAATTGCCATTGAACAAGAGTGTTTAATGGAGTTTTCATTTTTGCCTCATTATTTTTTGTTTAAACCAATTGACAAATTTTTTAAACATACCAACTTCTTTTTTCATTGCAAATTTTCTATGCAATCTCTTAACTCTTCTTATCCTCTGTAAGCTACGCATATCGCATTTGAATCTGTATGATTTAATATACTAGCAAAATTACCATATAGTATTTCACCAGCCATTAAATAAAAATAATCTGATGTTATATTATCACCTATATTAGAAGTAACTTTTAATTTTAAAAACTCTGTAGTACCACTACTATCTTTTCCTAAAGCTTGTATTGCTACCCAATTATTAGAACTTGGAGTAGAATAATTAGTATCATCTTCTGCGATAACATCAAAACCTAATTGACCTATTAATAAAGCAGTAGCTTCAGCTGCTGTATATTTCTGTATTCCTTGCCCCATATTTAACCTTTCTTTAAATGTTTTGAAACTATATTGTGATCATTGTCGTATTTATAATATATCCTAGACAACAATTCTGCTTTAGTTTCACTAGACTTATAAACAATATTGCGAAAATCATAAAATTGTTTAATTTCATCTTTTGTATTAGAATCAGAAGGATAATCGCTTTGACTTGTAGCTATTCCGTTTATCAAATGATGATTTCCTGCTACTAACCTGCCATGACCATCGCCATGTTTTTTTGCACATTCTGCTACATAAAACTCTTCAGCTACTCTTAAACTGTTGCTTTTCTTTACTATAGTTCCATCTACGTCTACAAAATAATCATAGGACGAAGGGTAAGTCAGAGTCTCCGTAGATCCATCTGGATAAGTTTTTATACGAGTTGCTCCTTTAGTCGTATTTCTATGGAGTCTAATATGATGACCCTGACTACACTTCCTTATAATCATTATTCTTCTTCAGCCTCTACAACTTCAGATTCCAATGATTGTTTTAACATATTAACAAACGCATCGTGACCTACTCTAAGTTGGTCTGCAATAAACCCATTAGATGCTTGTTTGTTTTGTATGTCGTTTATATGATTTACCATCATCTTCTGTTCGTCAGTTAAGTCCTCAATGATATATTCTTTACCATCAAGATTAATAACTGGCTTTTCTTTTTTGTCTTTAGCCATTATTGACTCCTTGTTAGTTAATTATTCTTCTGATTCTTCTGGTTCAGGTTCTGCCCACGGCAAACTTGAATTAGATAAACTTTCTTCTTCAAGAGACTTTGCAGTATCTTCAATGTTCTTAACATTAGATTCTTTTATTGAGCCATCAGCCATTGTGTTTATTGATTTTTTCACATAATCAACAACATCTGATTCATTCAAATCTTTATATTCTTTACCATCTGGCAAAACAAAAGCGACATCTCCTTTTACTTTGCCATAAGAATAACTTGCAAGGCAATCACTTCCTGAGTTTTTTAATTTATGTATTTTCCATTCCATAATTATATTTTCCTATTATGCGTTATTTGAACGACTGATTTCTAACCATTTGCTTTTACCAGCACAATATAAAAGAGTTAGTGTATCTAAACTATTTGTAAAAGTAAAATCTCCTTCAAGTGCCAAATTACCAGTTCCATCTTTTGCAGTAACATCTCTACCATCAGCATCATCTCTTAATATTAAAAGTTGCCCATCAGAACCACCATTGATAGTATCAAGGTCATCAGTTCCAGCACCGCCTTCAGTATCTAAGGTGTGATAGTTTTTTGTTGCTGTGACAGCTCCAGAAGATATTGTTAATTCTGTATCTGCTGAAAAAGTTAAAATACCACCAGATAAATTAACTGATGCACAATGAACTGTAGCTCCACTATCTTGTGCCATATAAACATCAGTTACATCTGCGTTACCAAGTGTAACTGAGTTGTCTGCTTGTGCTTGTGCGGTATATCCGATTGCCGTTCTATTTGAGGCACTTGCAGAACCAGCATCAGCACTTGTACCAACCATCGTGTTGTTACCACCCGAGGTCAATGCTGTCCCAGTATGTCCTGAAAATGCACCTATTAGAACATTGTTTTGACCCTCAACAACCGAGTATCCTGATGCGTGACCTACCGCTGTATTTAAAGAATCTTCATTATTAGTATTTGAATTTTGCTGATATAGAGAATGAGAACCAATCGCAACTGCTCTATCACCTACATCTTCAGCAACTAAAGCATTGTATCCTAATGCAACATTATCACCCCCAATGGTGATAGAATCTCCAGCATTACTACCAATTATACAATTTTGAATACCTGTAGTAATTGCTAATAATGAATTTGCTCCTACTCCAACATTATCTGCTTCTGCCCCAGATGCACCTTTACCAGAACGATAAC